TTTTGATTTACAAAACAAACAATATACACATAAAACATGTAGAATTTATATGGTAGTGATCAAATGATCGTAAAAGTCTAAAATAAACGCTTCGCTCCACTACAGACGCTATAAGAGCCGTTACGCTAACGTTTATTGCCTAACCAACTACTGAAAGTAAGAGAGGACTTAATCCATGGAGATTAATAAGATTATCTGTATTTTCTCCACCCATATATGCTATAATTTGATCTTGATAGCTTGTGTATGGGGCACGAATTCCGATTTTTTGCAAAGCAGAAATTACTTTCTGCGAGAAATCGGTATAAAACTCTTCTCCATGTCGAAAAGCAAATCGAAGTGCGTCGTCTACATTTGAAAGAAGTTGTTCTTCACTTTCATCGCGCACCCAATTGCATAATTGGTAGATAGTCTCTACATCAATGGCAGCTAATATATTGCTGTCAAAAGGACTCGGTTTAAAACTACATTTTAAAAACGTTAAATCATCTATATGTTTTATAGGCTGTAATTCACCTGACTTACATGCATCAGTGTACACAATACCGATTGTTGTTAGTGCTTCACTCACTGTGCATTGATTGAACCATTCCTGTACTATTTTCTTTACTATGAGAATATTATCGTCTCCAAAAACGCGGATATTTACAAAATCAAAGAAACGATTAATAATTTTGGGACATTTAAATTTCATAATTAGACGCCAAGCATATATAATATATAATAAATTTACAAGAGAGTTAATTACTGTAGTCAAGGGATTTCCAGAAGGATTACCTTGATGCGTTGCATATGCACAATTGCTAACAATTTGAACGGTGTGAATTATTTCATCCATAATAGCATATCGTAATTTGCTATTTGTATCACCATACCATTCATCTATTATAGCAATTGCCTCAGCAATTAACTGTGGTAACATTTTAGAATCAAATTTTTTAAAATCTCCTGCAAAACCTTCTTTTCCATATTTTGTTAAACTGCGATATAGATTTGTCCAATCTGAACTTAAAATGTCTATTCCTACACCATGAAAACTATTTGTCCAATTTGTATAAAAAGAATCAACAAAAGCACCAAAATACTTTCGGCATAACACCAAGAAATCAACGGGACACACAGTAAATACTCTAGTGTCTAAGTTTTTAACTTTCTCCTCTGTGCGCAATTCGTCTTTTAAACAATCCCGCCAACAACTTGGTATACGATTTCCTAATAGTG